AGCATATAGAGATTGATAATTTAATTATTTTCTTTAGACTCCTATAATTACTAATAATAGAGTAGTTATAGGAGTTTTTGTATGGCGACATTTGCATCGACAACAAGTCCAACACCTTTTGGTATTTTTGACGCTGATGATCATTTCAAAGCTGATGCCGACGGCGTTGTTCTTTATGTAAAAAGAAGACTTGGTGATGACATATTATCTGTTGAGTTAACAAACAAACAGATATGGGCAAACTTTGAAGAAGCCACAATGGAATTTTCAAAGCAGCTAAACTCACATCAAGCTGAATCATACATGTCAAATATCCTTGGTTTATCCACAGGACACAACACGACATTTAAAAAAAATGCAAACCTTCATTATTATTGGGATCCTGCAAATCCAGATACTACACCTCTTGTAGTTCAAGACACAGGTGACCCAAGATTTGCTGTTGCAAACCCTAAAGGTCAATACGCTGTAGGGACAACAACAATAGAAGCAGCTGCAGGCGGTGGCAATGCTCCACCAATAATTGATCAACTTGTTGGACCACACGGTCAAGAACAAAAGTTTCCTAGAGAAACACTAGAATATCTTATAAGAAGAGCAGAACCTTATTCGTCAGAAGCATTTGTTGGCGGCATAAATGACTCTTTAAGAGGTTATATAGAGTTAAAGCAAGACAAACAAGACTATAACGTATATAAAGACTTGATTGTTCCCGGTCCTAATGATGAAAAACTTAAGCTTACTTCTTATGATCCAACATCTACAGCAGAACAACTTACTATATTTAATCCTACATATAAGAGTGAACTTTTACCAAGCGCAACTCAAACTAAGATAAGAGTTAACGAAATATTTCACTTTTCACCTCAAGCAGCTTACAGATTTTTCGATACAACTTCAGCAATAAACTATTTGAATAATCAATTTGCATTTGAATCTTTTACGCCTGAAACTGTATTTTATGTCCTTCCTGTTTTTGAAGACTTATTGAGAGCAGGACAGTTAGATATATCAAATAGAGTTAGAAGATCAAACTATTCATATAGGATACAAGGTCAAGATTTAAGAATATATCCTAGACCGACTCAGGCAAACCCAATGAACTTGTTCATAAAGTTTAGCTTTCCTATGGATCCTTTTAAGCCTAGTTTGCCATATGATGATGAAACTATTAATGGTGTTTCAAACTTATCTAATGTTCCTTTTGGTAGTATAAAATATGCTGGTATCAACTCTATGTCTAGGACTTGGATAAGACAGTATACTTTGTCATTATGCAAAGAGACATTAGGTTTGATTAGATCAAAGTTTAGTTCTGTGCCTATTCCTGGAAGTGATGTCCAGTTAAATGGTAATGACTTGATAAGTCAAGGAAGAGAAGACAGGCAAAGACTTTCAGAATCACTATCAGAGACACTTGATAAGTTGACATATCAGAAGCTTTTAGAAGCAGATGCAGCTCAATCTGAGACAATGATGAATATTCTTAAAAGAGTTCCCGTACCTAATGGTAAAGCAATAATAATAGGATAATATAATATGCCAAGATTATTTTTAGGACAAAGAGAAGCAGACTTTTTTGCTGATATAACAAAAGAGTTAATTAAAGATGTAGCAGGACAAAAGATTTACTATTACACAGTTAGAGAAGACTTGTCTAATGTGCATGGTATTTATGAAGAAGCAATGCATAAAATATTTAATCCGCCCGTTGAGATTGAATGTCTCGTAGAGTGGCAAGCATCTGAAGTAAAAACAACACAGTTTGGTCATGAGCAAATAAAAACAATTTCAGCTTATTTACAAAACAGAGACTTAATTGATAGAGATATTCATATCAAGCAAGGTGATTATATTTCGTATGGTGATTTGTTTTTTGAAATAACATCTATTATATACGACAAGTTAATTTACGGTCAAGTTGAAAGAGTTGCTTCTGTTAAACTTAATGCTAAACAATCTCGTATTGAGCATATATTTAAAAAAGCATTAGGGCCAACATACGAAGGGTATACAGACTTAAACTCAATACAGACAACGTTTGAGCAACAAAGAGGCAAAACAGAGTCTGATGTAAGACAACTAAGAAAAGACGGCATCTTAGAAGAACCAATAACTGGTGTAAAGAAAGTTGCACCTGATGGGTCTGTTAGAAGTATAGACGGTGTAGGAACATCTTTTTATGGAGATGAATAATGTCTACAAAGTATGATAAAACAAAAGAGTCTGTAAATTCAATAAATACAGGTTATGAGGGTAATGATATACCTTATGACTACGTCATTCCTTCTTGCGGGCTAGAAGATGTTGATTATGCAGTCTTTAATCTATTCAACAAGCAGATACCTTTGTTCTATGAAATAAATAACGAAGTAAAAAAAGTGCCTGTTATATTTGCTACAGGCGAAAGATTTGCAATTTTAAGAAGAAGGCAACCTATTACAGATAGAACTGGTGCCCTTATCTTGCCGCTAATATCTATATCAAGAGGATCTATTGAAAATGTTCCGTCAAAAGGCATTGCAAATAATCAGATGATTCCAGAAGTAATTACAAAAAGAATTGCTGAAAGTAATACGGTATGGAGACAAAATCAAAACTTTGAAGGTCTAGATAACTTAAAGCATACAGACAAGGTTGGTACTGGAAGTTTAAGTTTCAAGCCTCAAATAAAAAACAACATATACGAAACAATAGAGGTGCCACCTGTTAAATACTTTGGTGTGAGTTACGAGATTACAATCTGGGCATCTTTTACTCAACAAATGAATAAACTAATAACTGCTATCATGAGTGCTTACACGCTTAATCCTGGACAACAATTTAGAATAGAAAGCGAAAAAGGATATTGGTTTCCAGCTTTTATAGACAGCAGCTTTAGTCAAGATACAAATTATGCTGATTATACTGATGCTGAAAGGTACATAAAGTATACAATGTCTTTGTCTTCAACAGGCTACATAATAGCACCTAACATTGAAGGTGGAAAAGTAGGATTAAGATCACTTGTCAGTGCACCTCAAATATCTTTTGAAGTCATGACTGATTATGATGAAGTTGACCCAATAATAGGTGGAATACAAACCAATGATCCAAGCAGCAGAATTCTTGAAGACATAGAACATGAAGACATTCAGCCTGTTGCACAAAGAGTTGGAAGCAATCCTGTTGACTCTTTAGACTCTTTATATGACCCTGATAAGAGAGGAGCATTTGTTGTTGGAGAATCTAACTTAAAGCCTTATGATCAAGTAGGCGAAAAAAGCACGGATCATTCTAAACTAAAAAAAGTATATGTAAGAGATATAAATGGCAAGATAATAGAAGCAAAATCATCAAATACGTCAGGTGAAATTGTTTATGATCAAAAATATGCTGCTTCAATATTTAATATTTCAAATATAGATAAATAGAAAGTTTAATGTATATTTAGGTAATGTAAATTAAACATAAAATATTAGGAGAACAGTATGGCAGAGCAGACATTTAAGTCTCCAGGCTTTTTTGAGAGAGAAATTGAAATTATTAGTAGACCTCTCTTCAGAAGCAATGCAACACCTGCAGGCCTTATAGGCACTTCTGAACGTGGTCCAGCATTTGTACCAACGACAGTTAGCTCGAGAGAAGAATTTATTAGAATCTTTGGTGCGCCACACAGAAGCAGAATTGCAACGCATGCAATGGCAGAATTTTTTAGAAACAACGGTAAAGCACTTACTTTTTGCAGGACTCTAGGCACAGGAAATGCAGCAGGAGGAGCAGCAGGCTTTAAACTAAAGTCTACAGTAGCTACTGAGGCAACTAGATCAAAAGGAGCAGTTCATTTTATAGCAGCACAACATACTGTAAGTAACGCAGAGTTCATTGGATTAGGCTCTTTTAACGATAATGACTCACACTCTACAGATATAGATAATGATCTAAATTTAAATGACGCAGCAGATGGAGACGCTACTTTAGAAATAGTAAGAGCAATGATCTTTGCTCACAAAGACTATATTGTTAAAATATACAATAGCACTTCTGAAGAACCTACAGCTTCAGATACTAACGATATCGCAGTAGCAGCAATCAGTGAATTTAAAATACTTTTCGATAATGAAACAACAAAGACAGAACCACTTTTAGTTTCTTTAGACCCAAGTAGCGACAAATACATCTCAAAAGTTTTAAATACAGACCCATTTGCATTTGAATCTGAAAAACATCTATTGTATGCACACTTTCCTGTTGACAAAGCAGTAGCTGATGTTGCAAATGGAAAAGTTGCTGTTCTTCATGGCAAAGTAGATGGTGATACACAATATAATAATTTTTCTAGCAAGTTTACAACTCCAAAAACTCCAGCGTTTATATCACAACCTTTTGGTCAAAAAGAGTATGATCTTTTCCATTTTGAGACACTTCATGATGGCGCTTATGCAAATGATAAGTATAAGATTTCAATATCAAACCTAAGAGCTAGCACTGATCCAACTAATGACTTCGGAACATTTACAGTTACAATTAGAGACTTAAAAGACACAGATAATTCTCCAATAGTTTATGAAACATTTAGTCAGTGTTCTTTGGATCCAAATGCAGAAAACTTTATTGGAAGAGTTGTTGGTGATCAAAAAGTTTTTTATGATTACGCAGCTTCAAGTAAGGATGAAAGAAGACTTGTTAGAGAAGGATCTTTTTCAAATAAGTCAACAATTGTTAGAGTTATTGTAAACGATGACGTTCTAAAAAGCGAAGTGCCTAGCTTGGCTATGCCTTTTGGTTTTAGAGGCGTTCCTGCTTTACTTTTAAATGATGCAGGCGTTGATCAAGGAAAAGCGGGTGGATCTACAGTATATACTAAAGGTAAAGACTTAAGTGATAATCTTGATAGAGCTGTTTTACCTCCATTGCCTTATAGATTTAAAGTTACAAATGGAAGTATAAAAACAGGTGATTCTTATAATCAAACATTCTTAGGACAAGCATCATCATCAGAAAGCATTAACTTTAACTTGCACTGGGGATTGATGACATCTAGAGTTAGTGATATTAATGATGCTAATAAGGGTACAGAGTTTAATGAAGTTGTATCGAACTATACTAAGTTTTTAGGTGCAGATACTACTGTTATAAAGTCTGGTTCTTTAGCTGATTCGCATAATAACAATAAGTTTTCTTTAGCAAAGGTAGCATTAAAAGGTGCAGCATTATCAGACGTTTCAGGTACTGTTAATGATGTATTTAAAGACGCAGCATACGTAAGAAATGCTGATGTTGGTAACTCAGCTACTTATGATGCTTCACAACATCTTGTAAAAATGTCAGGCACTAATGATCCTTTTAGCGGAGAAGGAGCAACTGATGTCGCGAGTGATTCCTTGGTTGTTGGTGTACAATATAAAATAAAGACAGTCGGTACAGGCAACTTTGTTGTTGTAGGTGCTTCTTCAAGTGAAGTAGGAGTTATATTTACTGCAACAGGAACTTCTACTGGTCAAAATGATGGATTAGCTATTCCTTATAATAACAGAAGAGTTTCATTAGCAAAAGTTTTAGCTGAAGATCCTGTTAAGTTTAACAAATACTCTACAATGGCGAAGTTTACAGCACCTATACATGGTGGTTTTGACGGTGTGAATATTTTAGATAGAGATTCATATTATATGACTGACAGATCAGCATCAACAGAGACTGGTGGTAAAGCAGGAGATGGAGGTTTTACTAGTGGTTTAAGTGGTACAAGTGATGCTGCAGGATTTATGCAGGGAACTGAAGACAATAATAACATTGTAGCATCGTTTAAAAATGCTATTAGAATTATGACTGACGACATGGTTGTTAATCATAATATCTTAGTTATTCCTAACATTAGAGATTCTTTTGTTACAGACTTTGCAAAGAGAAAAGCTGAAGGTTACGGAAAAGCAATTTATCTAATGGACATACCGCAGTATACTGCTGACAGTGTAAGAATATTTGTTGACTCAAGAGGAATAGAGAGTGGAAGACCTGATGTAGATACTACATCTAGTTTGTTTGATATGAGAGAAGTTAATAGTAGTTATTCTGCAGTTTATTTCCCAGACGTTAAAGTTTTGGATAGTGGTGATGATGATGAAGCTGCTGTTAATTCGAGAAGAACAATTAAAGTTCCGCCTTCAATCATAGCTTTTGGTGCTTTGGCAAAAACAGATGATGAGACACAGCCCTGGTTTGCTCCTGCTGGATTTTCTCGAGGAGCCCTTAATACAATATCGTCTATTGACGTAAGATTAAACGCAGAAGATCGTGATACTCTTTATGAGGCAAGAATTAATCCTATTGCTAATTTCCCAAATAAGCAGTTTGTTATTTTTGGTCAGAAGACAACACAATTAGCTAGAACTGCTCTTGATAGAGTTAATGTAAGAAGATTAGTTTTGGAAGTTAAGCGTAGAATTGAATTGATTGCTCAAGGTTTATTATTTGAGCAGAATAATTCTAGAACTAGATCATCATTTGTTGAGAGTTCAACAGCTCAGCTTGCAAGCATTCAAATTAACCAAGGAATTGAAGATTTCAGGGTTGTAATGGATGATTCAAATAATACAGCTGAAGATGTTGACAACAATCGTTTAAATGGCAAAATTATAATTGTGCCGACAAGAGCAGTTGAATTTATTGCAATTGATTTTGTAATTACAAATTCAGGTGTCGAATTCCCTTGATATATAGATACAAATAATAAAATAATAGGAGATTTAAGATATGGCTGGACAAGGCTCAGCAAGAGTAACTCTTAAAGAGATAGATTTATCACAAGTAAGTGATCCTGAGGTTGTTCCTCAAGGTGTTCCAGCTGCTGTTGTTGGGCCTGCTAAAAGAGGTCCTGCGTTTGTTCCAAAGACATTTGCAACAATCCAGCAGTTTGAAGAAACTTTCGGTAGTCTATCTGAAGTTAGTAATAAAAGTAATTCAAACCTAAGTGGTCCACTTGCGCTTAACGAGTGGATGAGAAATGCTCGAGCAGGAACATTTCTAAGAGTCTTAGGTGTTGGTGATGGACAAAAAGCAACAAGCGGCAGAGTAACAAATGCTGGATTTGTCGTAGGTAACAAATCTGCTTATGATGCAAACGATCTTGTAATAAATCCTTTTTCTAATCATGAAGATCATGCT